AAACCCAGCCTGATTATCCTTCGATACCTTAGGACGACCTAGTGGCCGAATGGTAAGATCTCTAGCCATTACCAACCGACTCGTTTACCCAATCTTAGCGAGCCTTTATGCTTTTGAGGAGTGACCATTTGACGAAGCCGTTTTCTTGCTTCATCCGCCATACGGGCAACAAATTCTTTATTATCCCCATTGTATCTTGGATCTGAAAGTAACTTCCCCTGAGCAATTGGATACATAATATCCCAAACCAAATCGGATGGAATTCTTGGTTCGTCAGTATCAAGACTTAATTCAGCGGGTACAATATTTGCATATAATTCAACAGTATAAGCCTTGTCAGGTATTGGATATAAAAAGAATCTAGGAATGACTTTTGTATCACTTCCCGAATTTCTGTTATCAATGTAGTACCAAATCGGCCTACCCTTTTCTGGTTCATTATCCTTGTAATGAGGAAAGTTTAAACCACGCCCGGAAGGTGCACGAAAGTCATAGGCAAAGATTGATCGAGCTTTGATTTCAGCTTCTGGCCCAGTCATTGGAGACAAAGGCCCTTCGCCAATGAGTTCAGGTATTTTATCTACAGATACAACATCAGGTGTCAGGTCTGCACCCGCTTGGTCAGCGGCAAAAGAAAGAGTAAATCCTTTTTGAGCCCACATTGGACGCTTTCCATCAATCGGGGTGTAACATTCACGATATGCCTGATTAATGTATATACCAAGTCTATCTTGATCGATTTGTGGTAGATCGGCAGCTGAATCAGCACCGAGCATCGAAGAAAGCTGATCCTTTAGGGACAGATATGTAATCGCGGCCATGAAGCCATTTTATTCACTCGAAACCGCTTCTGCTACCGGTTGAGTTTTAGCTTTAGGCTTAGATTTTGGGCGAGATTTTGCACCAGCAGACGGAGCTGTTTTATCCTCCTGCTTCTTAGGCTCGTCCATATAAACGGAAAAGTACATTGTGCGATATATCTTACCCTGAGTCCTGAAGATATCATCTACTTCCTTTTGATTTTTTGGTTCATAAGCAAAATGCCTAATCTCCGGATCCCATAAGAAATTATATCTCATTTGAGACATGCCTTTAAGTCTGATATTGGGCGTAGCGCCCATTTGATTACTTTTTCCAATTATTATTATTTTCATGATATAAAAAAGCCTCTCCCCCGCATACGCAGGAGAGAGGCCGAGGGTTTAATGGGTGGGGAAATTCCTAACCATTAGGTTTGGCTTACGCCTGGGTCAAAGAAAGACCGGGAACTTGACGAACAACTTCGATAAGTTGAACCGCAGGAATACGTCCGCGAGTGTCTTTGCGTGCGCCCATTCCGTAAACGGATTGAACACCAACAGCAGACAAGTGCGCTTCGTTTCCACTGTTTGCGAAATCGTCGTAATGGAAGATTTGCTCACCGTAGATTTTTCCTTTTGCGTAGTACATCGCGTCTTTACCCATGGCTAATGCATAACCGATTGGAGTTCCGATAGCATTTGCTTGAACAAACAATGAACCAGCTGCGAAAGCATCGTCAGATTTAGTTCCGAAGCCAGTGTCAGTTAAAGAACTGATTTGGCTGTCAGATGCGTCAGATGCGCTGTAGCAGATTTAGTTCCGAAGCCAGTGTCAGTTAAAGAACTGATTTGGCTGTCAGATGCGTCAGATGCGCTGTAGCTGTATAATCTGTACTCACCGGTAACTGAATCGATACCAAGAACATGATATGTTCCAGAGTCATTACCGAGATCGATTCCTCCACCACCAGGGATGCGGATAGATACGCCACGGAACCACGGAAGTTAGCCATGTAATCTCCGTCAGTTCCACCGATTCCAGCAGTCGCGTCAGCTATAGCGTCGAAACTGTAGAAAGTAGGAAGAAGAGGAGAACCTTGGCGTCCACGAGCGGTGTCGATAAGAACGTTATGGTTAGCGATTATGTTATTGTCCCATTTAGCGTAGTTACCTGAGTAAAGCTTGTTGTTTTCACCTCTAGCGTCAGCTTGGGTAATAGCTTCTAAGTAATCAGGATCTGAACGTAATGGACGTAAGCATGCGTCAGGAGCAAAGAAAAGATAACCAGGAATTTCTTGGTTAGCGTCTCCGCCAGTATTCATTGGCTCAGCGCCATTAGCGATAAGAGCTTGTTTTGCTTCTTGGATGATGTCGGTACTTAATCCGTCAACATATTTAAGAGCTCCACTTGCGCCAGTTCCATATCCGCTAATAGTGTTAGATGCACCTTTAGTTGAACAGATTTGGCGTAATGCGTATTGGATTTGATCCTGCTCGGTACGGCTCATCCACTCGGACATGACTTCAGCAGAAAGCTGGTCAATGGTTTTTCCGGTGAATCTCATGAGCTTAAGAACTTGTGTCCAAGAAACTGCATGACGAACTAAGTCGACTTCAATGCTGAATGTTCCGAAATCAAGAGTTTCAGTAGCGTTCTTGAGAATTTCTTCCCCACGAACACCTTGTCCTCTGATAGGAGCAACAGTAGTGAATGTTACTTTGTCTGATCCGCCTGCGGATAGATCGCGTTTTTCTGTGATTGGTTGACCACTACCTTCTCCGCCGATGAACTTTGCGAATACGTTTTTTTCCCTAGCGTCGCGAGATACGAGCTCAGACCAAAGACGTGAACGCAAGTCAGAGTTAGGACCATCAAGAAGACCTTGATAGGAAGTAGTGTTGTTTACAAGATCCACATTTGCAGCTGGGCTGCTGAATGGATTTGGGTTAGCTGGTATAGTTTTTTCTGCCATTTTATTTAATTATTTGAGATTAGGATTGTTGCTCCTGTTACCTCAGTGGCTGAGCCCCGCCAGGATTTCCAAGCAGAGCATAGATATCATCTTTGCCCATATTAGGAAGCTGCGAGATCAAACCTTCTGCGGTTACGGGAGCGCTTACAGGTTGTGCCGTAGTTCCTGTCGTCAAGACCTTTGCCTGAGTTCCCATCTGTGGTGCCTGCGGCTGAGGGGCTACGGCCTGAGGCTGGGGAGCCTGAGCTGGAGCCGGTGCCGGTGCGGGCGATATAGATGCGAATTCGTTGGCAAGTAATTCTGGCCATTTTGGCGAAGGCCATTTTGGCGAATCAAAAACTGCGGCGTAGTCGGGGTCGGACTGAGCTTGTGAAACATAATCATCGAACTGCTTACGATAGACCGAAGCCTTATCCTGCAATGCGGGATATCTTTCATAAACTCTGTCTCTACTCTCCATCGCTTTAGTACGATGGGTCTGATAAACTTGCTGGTTCTGAGCCTCTTCCATCTGCTGTTTACGGAGAGTCAAATTTTGCACCTCGAGTTCCTTTTTCATGATCTCACGTTGAAGACGTAATGCTTCGGTGGTCTCAAGATCCTCTGCTGCTTTTTCGACTTTTCCTTCAAGCTCCATGATAGTAGCTCTGATATCGTCAGCTTGTTTATCGATGCCTTGAATTGGATCGGGCTCGGACGCCTCGACTTGTTCCTGGGGCTGATAAGATTGTTGAGAAGTGGGTTGTACTTCCTGACCGTAAATTACACGTGAGGCGTCAGCAAAAGAACCATTAAATCCTTCAGATCTGTAAAGATCGATGACTTGCTGGTCTAACTCGTTTCTTGGACGGATTCGTCTTTTGGCGAGTTTTTCTTCTTCTGATTCCTCAGGTTCAGGCTGTTCGCTTTGGGCTTCAGCTTCTGGCTCTGGGCTTGTATCCTCAGGCTGTTGAGCTTGTTCCTCGGCTGCAGGCTCTGCGGTCTCGGGCGTTATACCTAAAGCATTGCGAATGTCCTCGGTTGAGGCGTTCTCAATGCTTGTTTCTTCTGTTACTTGCGGGGATTCAACCTCCGCGATAGATGTTTCCATATCCGCACATTATCGGATGCGGCAAACATTCGTAACCGGTTGTAAAGCGTTTTAGTACTTCGCTTTTTTACCAGTTACATTACCAGGTTTTTCTTTTGGAGATTCGCTCTTATCGCTTTTCATCATCTCTAACGCACACTGGCCTTTAAAAATTTCTTTGCATACGGTGGGAGCAATACATTTATCTCCACACATTTTCTTGGGTTTTTCTTCGCTCATTTTTTCTTTAGTGCCTGAATTAATTTTACCGTCATGTATGCCGTGGTTGCGATTCCGCACATACAAGCTATTAAATCACTCCACTGCCCAAGAGATATAACGGCCACAGTTCCTACCCATCCTATTATTGAAGATTGATCAATCATGGTTGTTGTTTTTTTCGAGGTTGTTAACTTTTTTTGTGACGCTTCGAACACGCCAGTAGTGAAATATAAAATACAAGACCATCCCCGCGGTCGTAATCATTAGTATGTCATAAACCCCATCAATTAATTTTTGAAAAAACCCTCTTTCTTCTTTTAATTTTATATCAATCAATTTTGCTACATCACCCTCCCCAAGTGCTTTAAGTTCTTCCGTTTTCTTTTTGACTGCATCAGATTCTTTGATTATCTGGCCCGCAGCCGCTCCCAGACCTGCTCCAGCAAAAGCTGTTCCCGGTCCGCCGATTGCCCCTACTCCACCACCAACCGCTCCCAGCGCTGTTGGCGCAAATGTTTTCATCGAACATGATGAGAAACAAATAAGAGACAGAAGGATAAATGCGGTTTTCATTAGAAAAAAGGGGTCAGAGGATTTGCCTCCGACCCCTTAGGAGAATCAATAAGCTAGATTTAGGCTTAACCTAAAGCAGCGGTGAATTGAGCAAGTGAACCAAGGTTGTCAGCGCCAACGAATACATCGTTAACTTTGATGTCCATAAGCTCAGCGCTTGAATCGTCACCAGAGATATCGACAGAAGAAGCACTCGCGCTAGTTTTGTAGCATACGAATTTGTCTTCACCTTCGTCGAATACCAATGCAACATTATCTTCGCTGGATCCACGCTCCATGATCAATCCAACGTCATTTGCATTGTTGGAAGAGCTAGCAGCTCCGTCATTAAGAAGCATGATGGAGTCTTTAACCTGAGAGTTAACGGTTTCAAGACTTGTGGTAGTACCTTGAACAGTTAAGTTACCGCTAAGGGTAAGGTTGGTTCCAGAAACATCGCCAGTGAAAGAAGCACCAGACAAGTTAGCTTTTGCAGCTTCTAATGCAGCGTCAGCGTTTGAACGAAGAGTAGCTTCTCCGGAAACAGCGGTTTGACGATCAGTAACTTCCTGAGAAATTGCAGAAGAGTTAGCAGCTTCAGCAGCACGAGCAGTAGTAGCTTCAGCGTCAATGTTGCTTTGAAGAGTAGTATCAGCGTTTGCTCTTGAAGTAGCTTCCGCAGAAACAGCAGACTGACGATCAGTAACTTCTTGTGCGAGGTTGGTGGTTAAAACACCTTCAGCAGCAGTTGCGCGAGTTTCTTCGTCACTGATTGCAGTAGCGTTTCGTCGCTGATTGCAGTAGCGTTAGCTTGTTCAGCAGCACGAGCAGTGGTTGCTTCTGCTGCAAGATTGGTAGTAAGAGTGCCTTCAGCAGTAGTAGCACGAGTTTCTTCGTTGCTAATAGCGGTTGCATTAGCAGACTCAGCAGCTCTCGCTGTGGTTGCTTCTGCATCAATGTTGCTTTGAAGAGTAGTATCAGCAGTTGATCTAGA